ATGAGGTTGTCTAACTTGTTATCAATAATAGTTTCTTCCATAGCACTATCGTCAAATGGAAGTTCTTTAAACCACTCGGGCAAACGAAGTTCGTCTGTAGGGTATGCTACACTTGTATAGCCTAGTGGATTCTGTTTGAGCTTGCACACAATAACTTTCATACCGTCAACGATTTCCATAGAGTACTTGTCTCCATTCATACGTTTTAGTGTATTCCAATTAATTGCTGCTCTTACGTGACCTGGCATATTTGCCTTGCCTTGCTTTTGTTCAAGTCGATTATAGTGTCCAATTTTGTTAGCACGCTTTGGAGCACCTTTTTCCCAACCTGGACGTTCTTTAAATTCTGTGCGAAATTGTGTGATACGTTTCAGTACCTCTTTCTCAGGTTTGCCTGTAAGCACCATTAACAAGATTTCCATTAAGAACTCCTGCATATATACAGGAGTATCTGAACGTCTCAAGTCTAAGCCCATTGCTTTTACTTTGCCTGGCTTGCCATCTACGTCTGTGCGGAAACCTTCGTTGTCAATTACTAGTGCCGCATAACGCTTTTTGGTAATATACAAGCCGCTTTCTGCAACAATTTCTCTACCTGCTGCAATTACATCCGCTCGTGTCTTTGGACAATGGAAAGCCTTGCCCATAAACTCAATAAACGTAGTATCTACTTGCTCACAGATCTGATCGTACAGTGTAATAGCCTTTTCCTTAGACCATTCAAGTGCGCCACTAGCAACATCGTCTTTAAGCACAGGCCAGGCACTAAAGTATACAGAGTCAGTGTCGCCATAGATAACTGCTTTACCTACGTGGTCATAATCTCCTGTGACAGTTTTATTAACCTCAGCACTCATATGCTTAACAATCTGTCGACCAGTTAGTGTAGTTGATTGACCTATACGTTTGTCAAAAAATCTGCAACCAGGATTAAGAATGGCCCCGTAAAGAGAGTTAAGATTAATCTTTTTAACAAGTTGGCGTTTGTCCCAAAATGCTGCTTCAATATCATTTCCTGCTTCTTTTGCCTTCTTAAGTTGTTTCTGTAAGTCTTTACGTTCTGCATACCACCTCTTTAAAATACCAGGAATAACTCCTTCAAATTCTGTTGTAAAGATTGTGCCGTTTGCACTCAGCATCCACGGCATATGACTGTCGAATATAAGTTGATAGATCTCTGCACCTGATAACACATCACTGCGTCCATCTTCCCAATCAACTGTAATAGCAATATCCTTGCGTTGCTCCATAACATAATCATACTCGAGAGAACCAAAGCGTCCTTCCCAAGCACCTGCAAATGATTTCTTTTGTAATGTCATTGCTTCGTGTAGATACGATTCAGTATGTTCCGGACGTAGTTGTCCTACGATTGTTTCTGGAGCCATATTCAACGCACGAATTACTGACGGATACAGTGAGTTCAAGTCCATTGAACCAATCCACTTGTGCAACCCTTTCTTAGGAAACGCGACATACGCACCTGCGGCTTGTGTATTCTCGTCATCGCGTCTAGGACGGTTTGGAACCTGCAATCCTCTGTGATGTGCTTCGTTAATAATTGCCTGCTCAGTCACAGCAACAGCACCCATTGTAGTTTGTAGTAGTACGGTGTTTGCGTGTGCTAGTTCGTTTGACAAGTCAATAAACTTCAGTTTCTTGTCTAATTTATCAAGCAAGGCAACGTCTTGTCTGTTATATTCAATAAATGTTCTAAAGTCGTTGTTGTATAACTGATCAAGTGTTCCTTCGTAAACAGTTTTGTTTTCGCCTACTTCCATCTCACCAATTGCATCTAATCGATACGAATGGCGTTCTTCGTAGGTGTATTTGCGATACAATTCTAAACTATCTAGATGGACACGCCCTACTAGATCAAATGTTTCTGCTGTTTTGCCATAGCGTTCATACTCGCGCTTCTTAGGTAATTGACCCCACAGACAAAAACGTCTTGTGTCATCCTTGCTTAGTACACGAGCAACACGATTTACTGTGTATGGAATATCGTAACCTTCACTGTTCCAGCCTGATAAAATATCAGCATCTTCAATCAAATCTAGGAATGTTTGCAACATAGCACCTTCATTATCAAACAAGATAACATCGTTACCCCATTCGTTACACATTTCCTTTGCTTGATCCATTGTTAATGTCTTAGGTGGAAGTGCTAAGGTAATAAGTGCGTCAAGCCATTGTAAGTTTACCGTAATGGCAGTAATAGGCATAAATGGATCGCTTGGATCAGCGAATCCACGCTCCGGATCAAAGTCCGTTTCAATATCCCAAAACGCAATGTTTAGTTTAGGTGCATCTTGGTTAAGATAGTTTTCTGATAAACATTGGAATACTGGATTAATATCTGCTTCGAACATATCCTTGCCTTTGTTAATAGCAAGTTCCTTACGAAAATCCTTCGTGTTCTTACAAACAATACGTGACAAAGGATCCCCATAGACACTTTTATATTTGCCTTTAGGATCCTTATAATAAAATGTATACTTGACGGGATATTCGTGGAAGCGCCGTTTGCCATCCTTGCGCTCTACTACACGAATTAGATCATTATCTCTGTCAAAAATTGCGTCTACATAACTCAAATTATATCCACTCCATTGCTCTACTAAACCCTAATATGTTAACAAAAACAAACCAGGCTGTCAAGGCCATTGGCCACGCAAGATGTCGTCTGTAATATCCATATAATCCTGTAAGGGAACCTATAAAGAAAAACGGATACACAATGCGCATATCAGGATTCATTGCTGTGAGTGCTAGTGTAGCACTTGCTCCTACGGTAAAAATAAAACTTATAACTTCAAAGTAAAATGCAACTTTATCAGTATGATAACTATGCATCCAAAAGTCTTTTATTTTTTGCATTACTTGTCGCGACCAACTGTAGCAACAAGAGTTTCCAAATCATCAAACTCGTCTGCAACTCTTTCCCAGTCACCTTTTTGTGCAATCTTAATAGCCTTGTTAATTAGACTTGGTTTAATATCTAATTCTTCTGCAACGTGTTTTACAGTTTCACTTAAACCTGTCTTTAAATCTTCAATTTCTTGTAATACGGTTACTCCTTCGTTTACAAGTTTTTCTAATTTTGCCTTTTCTTCGGCGCCATAGGTACGATCGCTCATAGATTTCTCCTGTTATTATTAAATGTATTATACGTGATTATTTAGACGATGTCAAGCGGAAAATACTTTTTTTGAGTCAAATGCTCGATGCCATCCAAAGTATTGTGCTTTATAGTCAGAATGATCATCGGAACAAAGGTGTTCCCATTCTGCTTTACGTTTGATGAGTTGGCGAACGCCATCCTCCCAATCTGTGTTTTCAATTAGATTTTCTAGTTTCATTTTAGCCTCGTTTGCCTCGTCTAGTGTTAAAAAGTCTTGTTCAATGTGTATTACTTCCATACAACCGTTTTCGTCTATCCAGTCTAATGAAAAGTCAATACCCCATTTGGGTTTAATGCCTAGTAGTTTGTTTAGTATCGGACGTTCTTTAGCAACATGCTCTAGTACTTCTTTAGCAGTACCTGCGAACGCCCAGCGTGTTAGTAACATAGAATGATCAATAACTAAGCCTTGTTCGGCATCATTATAGTACCATTCTTTTACAGGAGCAATATGCTTCTGTATATTGTTATTTAGCACAACGTTATTGTGCTCGTAAAATAATTTTTCTAGAGTACAAGTTATCTCATATCCGTCTTTGTCAAAATCTTTCATAGAACTGATACGAATTATTTCTATTGGAATAGTTTGGGTAAGATAAGGTTGTTGATCAAATTGGTTATTTGTCTTCCTCAGCATCTCTAGTCTTTTCGTTAGAATCATCACCTTTGCTAACCATTTTTTGCATCATTCTAATACGAGATCTAAGAGCAGGTGTTGTAAGAATTGTTGTAAACAATTCAATGTAACCTTTTAATGCTTCGCGTTCGGGAGTTGTGAGAGCTTCGCCTGCTGAAGCACGTATGAGTCCTCTACTAGCAATAAGAGCATTAGTGTCTTCGTCAGGTTTGATTAGCGTTGCACCAGCAACAGTTTGACCAAAATCAATCTTTTTGCTTCCTTCATTGATACCTTTATGTGACTTAGCCTCTGCTAATGCCTTTCTTAAAGTGCGTTGAAGGCCCTTATCAATCTTCTTCATCTGTTGCTCTCTTCTTGAGTTTTTCAATGTCTTGTTGTCGCTTTGCCCATTCTAATATATCTTCTAAAAACTGTTCGTGGCCAAAACGAGATTTTTGTAAAATTACTTTTTGATATTTCTTTGGAATGTATTTTACGGTAAGATACACATTTCCTGATCGTTGTAACTTTTCTACAACAATTATACGTTCAGACTTTTGCTTTAATACACTATAATCTGGAAATTTAGAAATGTAAACATCTGCAATCTTTTCAACAGCATTATAAAACATTCTTGATAGTCTTTTGACATCACCTGTAGCAACAGCCTTGTCTAACATTGGAAAAAATATTTTCTTTAAATTAACGATCTTGTCAATTTTTTCAATAGATTTGTCGCCAACAGTTGCACGATTTTCAGGTTGGGCAAGAGTACGCATAGTAGAACGTACCTTACCAGCAGTGCTGGAAGTATCTTGCGTCTTAGCCTGTTGCAGTGCAGATCTTAATTTCGCTTTGATATCAGGATTAGCATCTGCTTCAAGCAATATGTCTAGATCGTTAATTTTCATATTAGAACGGACTCAAACCTTTTAACCAATCTGGCATCCAACTATCATCATCCTTTTTCGCAGCAGTATCACCTGACTTAGATGATTTATTATCTTGCTTTAACAATCTTTCTAATTCTGCTATTTCACGAGGTGAAAAATAATCTTCAATATTATCTAACTCTTTAGCATATCTTAAGATGTCTAAAGGATCAGTTGCATTTTCAATCTTGTTAACAGTATCAAGTCTACGTAAGTTGCTATTTACAATATCATTATATTCTTCGTCACTTAAACTAGACTTTAAGGTTGATAATAAATCGTCACCAGTTTGTTGTTTGTATTCTCTTTGAGCCTGTTGGAAGTCTTTTACTGACTTAAAGTTTCTAAATACCTTATCAATAGCTTCTTCATCGTCGTTAAACATACCAAGTGCATCGTCAATTGCTTTAGCAGCACCTGATGATGTAACATCCTTAGCAGTTACTTTCTGTGCCATACTTGACTGATTAGGAATGTTAGCGTCTACAGCACCGCCAACACCTTGTGGTTTACCAGCATCTTGATTTGCTGCCGTTCCTACTCCTGCTGGTTGTTTTTCTGGTTCTTTAGCATCAACTTTTCCTGGAACAACAACACCAATTGAACTAAGGTGTTTAGTAATTGCTGCCCATGTGCCAGTATAACTGTCAACATCACCTTTAATATCGTCCCAAATATTATCGCCGTCAGCTATACTAGGATATACTTTCTCAACAGCTTTCCATTGTTCTTTAGACTTAACAGTTTTAATAGCATTGATAAGTGCAGGATCATCAGTACCAATTTGATCAATAGCACCACGAATAGCACCAGCAACTTCTTTTGCTGATTCAGCATCTGCTTTTTCTTTATCTAAATCAGTCTTAGTCTTTTCTGGCGGAAGTTCTTTAGGATCAGTATCAGCACTAACAGTACCTGCGTCGTTGATAGCAGTTAATATCTTATTTGCAAACGGCTTAGGTACACCGCCGATAGCGTTCAATTGCTCGTAACCATCTTTTAGTCTATCACGTATAGCAGTAAGTTCTTCCATCTCTTTAGGAGAAAGACCTTCATTTAATAAACTTTCAACTAAACTAATCATATCACGGAAATCGCGTGATTGAGTTTGCATCATAGCACTGTCAGGTGCCCCTGCTGGAGTTCCTGCTACCTTACCTTTTCCCTTAGCAATAAGTTCGTTAGCCTTTGCAACATCGTCCATCATTTCCTTGATGCCGCCATCTTCGCCGTACATAAAGTTTTTAAATGGTAGTATGGCTTTAATAGTATTAGGACCTGCATCACCATCTGCTTTAAGACCAAGTATGGTTTGGAATTCTTTAACAGCAGCAATAGTCTGTGGACCGTACTTACCGTCTACACTGACAGCAAAGCCTTGATCTTCTAATATGGTTTGTAGTTCTTCAATTGCTTTAACTTCATTTGGATCGTTAGCAAGACCTTTTTTACCTGACTTAGCAAATGCTTCTAAGCTATCGCTAGTTGGTCTATAACTCTTACCTGGTTCAATATCGCCAGTGTTAGCCTTGTCGTCCATATTATCTTCTGAACCTTGATCTGGATCAGCCGCTGGTTGCTTAGGATTTTTAATAAAGTCTGGGGCTTGAGCTAATCTTCTTAGGATTAGTTGAGCGTTGGTTGTACCAATGAGCCCACTATCTACTAACTTCTTTAAATCTTGATATAGATTCTGTAATTCTTTTGTTTCAGCATCATTTAGTGCCTCAAGTAAAAGAGATTCAAACAAATAATCATCTAAATAACCACGCATACTAACAGGTGCACTTTCATTTACTTTTTTAAGTAATTGTGAATAACGTGCTACTAATTTACCTAATTTTTTTCTTGCAAGTCTTGCACTGGTTTTATTGCCTTTATGGAACTTACTTCCGTCTGAAAGAATTATTACATTTGGATTCTTCCAAGTCGAAGCACGCGGGTTACCTGGAGATAAACTAGTTTCGTCATCTACAGGAACACCTGGTGCTCCACTTTTATTATCTAATTTAAATGAAGTTGCAACACTAGGAGGAAGTAAACCAGCGTCGTTAATTTTTATTGCTTCTTGTTTGTTAGCGTTTCCAGCAGTTGCAGGTTCACCGCTGTCATCTAAGTAATGTAAGTGTCTTCCTTGAGAGTCATATAATCCTGGTAGACCTAATTTATTTGCAGCGTGAGCTAATACATACTTTACACGAAATGATTCAGTACTTGCAAGTTGTTTAATGCCTGCACCTAATTTACTAAAAAAGCCACCTATACCAGGTTTATCTTCAGCATCCTTAGGTTCAGCAGCAGCAGCCTCTTTTTCCATCTGTGCTAACTGCTGCATATTCATTCCTGGTTTTGCATACTTGTTAACAATAGCATCAAGAGCGTCCCACTTTTGCGCCTCGTCAATTCGTTCTAAATTTTCTAATAGGGTTCTAATATCACTCATTGTTCTTCCTTACAATCTCGACTCAATGTCTTCTATGGTGCCGTCTTTAGGATCCAAACCTTCTTTCTTAATGAAATCAACTAGACATATTCTTGGATCGTTGTTACACGAAAATTCTGCTGTTTTTGCTTCATAACTATCGCCAGCAATGCTACGTAATACTTTCATATCTTTTTCGTAGTCTTCGGCACCTTTCATAATTTTGGCTTTGATGTCATCTAGGAAACCTTCTTTAACGTGTTCAGGTTTACCTTTGTGTTCAGTACTAGCATAGTCTTTTAAATCATTTAAGCTCATAGTGCGTGCAATAGTCTTAACTGCTTCTGATGCTTTGCCTTTCAACTCACCTTTCTTGTAAGCATAAGCCATACCCATAATGCGCTGCTGTGCTTTTGACTTTGCTTTTTCTTCTAAGCGAGATTTTAGATTGTTTTTGTAATCTGATGATTCGACAGCCTGTTCCATTTCATCACCAAACTTTGTTTCATAATCTAAGTGATGATATACTGAACCAATGTAGTCTGCTGACTTAGTAATCTTAGATTGTATCCAACCTTCTAGACCGGTTTCTTCTGAAACACCTTTTAACATTTCGTGTAGTTTGATTGCATATTTTGCAATTTTATAAAGCTCTGCTCGAGCCATTTGAACTTCGTGGTCACGTTCAGCAATGTCTGCTAGATCGGCCAAACCTTCGTCTACACGAAGTTTTTTGAAATCTGATTTGCGCATTTGGTATACTCCAATTAAGTTATAACTTATTTGTAGTATTTATCTTCTGATTGTCTTTCCACCCATAAGATTGTTTGACAGATCTAATGCGTTCTTTGCAGTACCATCTTTATTCTTTTTTTGCGGTGCTTCTGGAGCACCGTACTTGCCTTTCTTCTTTGGCTTTGAATGTGCTGCTGTAGGATTAGCAACTGAAGCAATAGCACCTGCACTTGTACCACCAGCAGTTGCTGATTCTTTTACTTTAGGCTTTTGAGGTTTAAACTTAGGATATTTTGTATCTACACCTGGAGTTTGTGCTCTAATGAGATAAAGAGAAGCTCGTACGTGAGGATATTTTAATTCTTTAACAAGATATC